TCATTATTAAATTCTATTATAGAAGAGGGCGACGACGAGAACGAAGACGAGAACGAAGAAGATGCTGAAGCCGCCGAAGAAGATGCTGAAGGAATGGCAGCACTAGCAACCGCCCTTCAGGAGCAAGATGTTGTTGACGTCATCGTCGATGCTCTTGTTGATACAGTTGCCGAACATCTCAAGGTAGATTACGACCCCGTTCCAGGCGGCTACTCCGATTGGACCAGGAGAGATGCAGGAGAAACTCAGGAAGCATTTCTTGCCCGAACTAAAGATACAGAAATTGCCGAGGACCAAAAAGAATATCAAGATGCCTATAAAGCACTTGAGGGTCTTCCAATGCTACAAGAGAACTTAAATAAACTTGAAACAAAAAATGAAAAATATAAAGAAGCGATTCTTTATTTAAAAGAGAAGTTGGAAGAGGTTAATCTCTCCAACGCTATCTTGCTTTATACGAACCGAACATTAGGTAGTGACTCCTTGAATGAGCGACAAAAAACTAAAATTGTCGAGGCTATTTCAAAAGCCGGTTCTGTTAACGAAGCGAAGACGATCTTTGAAACTCTTCAAAGCACAATCGAGTCTTCACGAGAGCGAAGACAACCAAAATCGTTGAGCGAAGCAGTAAAAAGAAAATCTTCACTGTACCTACCCAGACGACAAGAAAAGGTAGATACAAATGATATCCTCAAACAGAGGATGATGCGATTAGCAGGCATTAACAAATAAAAGGAGAAAACAAATGTCTATTTTAGAAAAATTATCTGAAGGCATCGTTCGCAGGGACATGTCTAAAGAAGGTGCGGCTCTTCTCAATAAATGGGAAAAGACGGGTCTTCTTGAAGGTCTGGGCTCAGACCATGGAAAGAACTCGATGGCGATGCTTCTTGAGAACCAAACCAAAGAGCTTCTTCGTGAAGGAAATACAATGGCTGGTGGCTCTGTAGAAGGTTTTGCTGCCGTTGCTTTCCCAATCGTTCGACGAGTATTCGGTAGCCTTGTTGCTAACGAACTTGTCTCGGTTCAATCAATGAGTCTTCCATCAGGACTCATCTTCTTCCTTGACTTTACAAAGGGAGATACAATCTCAGGACGACTTCCCTCCGAAATGGGTGATTCACTCTACGGTGGTGGAGTTGTTGGTCAGCAAATCACTGGTGGTATGGATCTGGGTGGTAAACTTGCTGAGAGTGGCTTCTATGCACTTAACGGTGATGGATTCTCTGCTGCTCTTGGTTATTCACGCATTTCCGGTTCCGGTGTTGTATTCGAATTTGCAAGTCTAGATCTTACTGCTTCCCTTTCGGATGCAGAGTTGGCAGCAATTAGATATGACCCAGACCTACTTGGAACAAGTACGGTTGCTTATGTTGTTAAAGCTCCTATCGGTGCTACTGGTTTTACGACACACAGTGTTTCTGGAACAAACAATATTGCACTCCGACGCGAAGATCCTCTTCAGGCTCTCAAACTCGAAGATACTGCTTCTATTGATACCTTCTTGGGATCAGGGGGCGCAGGCACATTCCAGGTACGACGCTTGACCCGGTTTATTACAGATCCCGCAGGCGATTATTATCGTCTCGTTTTCCAAACAACTGGTTCTGCTGTCACTACTAAAACAGCAAACGCTGCTCTTGGTAATGTTGGCGCTAACGTTAACTATCCAATCAGAGACAACCTTACAGCGGCAAACGCTCTTGGTTCGGTCATTGGTGCTACACCTTGGGAACTTGAGGGTTCAACCGAACTCCCAGAGATCGACATTAAGGTTGACAGTGTTGCTATTACGGCAGTCACCAAAAAGCTCAAAGCTAAGTGGACTCCCGAACTAGCACAAGATCTTAATGCTTATCATAACCTTGATGCCGAAGTTGAACTAACTGGTATTCTTTCAGAGCAGATTGCTCTTGAAATCGATCAGGAAATTCTTCAAGACTTGGTTAAAGGTGCTACTGGACGAGTTGCCTTCTGGTCGCGACGCCCAGGCAAGTTTGTTGATAAAGCTACTGGCGGTGCTGTCGAGAGTTGGACAACTGGTGTCACATCAGCAACTAACTTCCTCGGCGCAGACTTCACTGGTACAGTCTCAGAATGGTACGAGACCCTTCTCGAAACCATCAACGACGTATCAGCGGACATTCACCGAAAGACACTTCGAGGAGGAGCAAACTTCATTGTCGTAGGACCGGAAACTGCTTCAATCCTTGAAATGACTTCTGGTTTCCGAGCAGCCGTCACAGTTGACGCTGACCGAGGAATGGCAGGCGCAGTTAAAGTCGGTTCAGTTAACAAGAAGTGGGACATTTATGTCGATCCTTACTTCCGACGAAACCTAGTTCTCGTTGGACGAAAAGGCGCTTCCTTCTTGGAGTCTGGATACGTTTACGCTCCATACGTTCCGCTACAAGTCACTCCAACTATCTTCGATCCCGACGATTTCACACCCCGCAAGGCGGTCATGACTCGTTACGGTAAAAAGATGGTTCGACCTGACATGTACGGTTTGGTTGTAATCGAAGACCTGAACGGTTAATCTTCCTAACGGTTGATTGAAGAACCCCGCCTCGTGCGGGGTTTTTCTTTTTAAAAATACTATTTATACTCGTGGAGGAATGACATATGGCTTTGCCTACCCTAACACCCATATCACAAATGAGCAAAGTTATTTTGCCAGTCACTGGTACATCCTCAGATGTGACAAGTGCTATCTTGCCTTTTGGTACTTATGTAGACTCGAATTATTGGACTGCTACACAAATTACTGCTTATCAATCGGGATCAGCCGATGAGGTTGCATATGTGTACAAAAAGTTGGGTGGAGATGTCCTAGATATTGAAATTACTGCTAATCAAGTTTATGCTGCATATGAAGAGGCATGTTTAGAATATTCCTATTTGATTAATATCCATCAGGGCAAAAACGTATTATCAAATTTCCTTGGCTCTCCAACGGGAAGTTTTGACGGCGACGGGCAGATAACAAATGTTTCCGGTTCAGTGGCTGGAAATATTCATATTGAACTTAAGTATCCAAAGTTTTCTTTCTCATATCCAAGAAAAGTTACAGACTTGTTCTCTCACGAGGCAGGCTTCGGAGGAACAGAAGATATTTATTCTGCCTCTTTCAATACTACGAACTTAGTTCAAGATTATGATTTACAGGCAATCATCTCAGCAAGTTCAGATTTTAGTGCTTCTGTGGGCAATAGCAGGATTGTGATTCGCAGAGTATTTTATAAGACACCCCGAGCAATGTGGAACTTCTATGCTTATTATGGAGGCATCAACGTTGTTGGTAACTTGGCAAACTATGGTCAGTATGCCGACGACAGCACTTTTGAGATTGTCCCAGTGTGGCAAAACAAACTTCAAGCAGCAGCATATGAAGATTCTATCAAAACAAGAACTTCTGATTTTGCCTACGAGGTTAAAAATAATAAGTTGCGATTATTTCCAGCACCCTCAACCTACACACCAGATAAGATGTGGTTTGAATTTTCAGTAGCAGATATTATTCCTTGGGAGGAAGAAGGAAATGTGGATAGTGGGATCAGCGGTATTAACAATATTAACACCCTTCCATTTCAAAATCTGCCCTATGATTCAATCAACTCTATTGGAAAGCAGTGGATTAGAAGATTTGCTCTAGCAGTGTGCAAGGAGATGTTGGGATTAATTAGAAGTAAGTTTTCAACTATTCCCATCCCAGGTAACGATGTCTCCCTCAATGGACCTGATTTAGTTTCTCAGGGTAAAGCAGAGCAAGATGCCTTGCGAGACGAACTAAAACTTGTATTGGATGAACTAACTTATAAATCTTTAATGGAGACAGATAGAGATTTGATGAATGCAACAAAAGAGATTATAAGTCAAATTCCAATGCCCATATTTATATTGTAGGAGGGATAGTGGGTGGCAGACAACAAATGGCAACAACCAGATGCACCTCCATCTCCCCTCTTCTTGGGCGAGAAGGAGCGCGATTTAGTCAAACAAGTTAATGACGAGTTGATCGAGCGAGTCATAGGACAGCGCGTCCTATATATTCCGATCAGTATTGAGCATACCAACTTCCACCCACTTTATGGTGAGGCAATAGAGAAGACATTTCTACCTCCTGTATTTATCTTTGTGTTGATTGACTGGGAAGGTCAAACAACTAAAACAACAAACTATGGGATTGATAAGAAGTCCGCCATCACGGTTCACTTTCACAAACGAAGATTAACCGAGGATCAAGACTTATACGTTCGCGAGGGAGACTTTATTCAATATGAAAAAAAATATTATGAGATCGTAACTCTAAACGAACCAAGAGAAATCTTTGGACAACAAGATCATAAAATTGAAATCAGTGCAAAGTGCATAAGAGCAAGGGAAGGATTATTCGATGGCAAGTAATACAACAGACACTCCCGAAGTAAGAGACTTTCTCCCAGTATCAGAGGAATCTAATCTTGAAACTATTGATTATGCTTTGAATAAGTGGCTCGATGGCGAAATGAACATTTTCTGCACCACCAATCGAGGTTGGGAGAAGACACCTGTTAAGTGGACTTCTGCGGAACGTTCCATACTATCTAAAAAGAAAAAAGAGTTCCGAGACAAGGACGGTGCCCTTATTCTCCCCATCATCTCAATAGAGAGAACAGACGTTACAAAAGATCCAACCTTCAAGGGAACTGCTTGGGGAAACATTCCTCCCGTCGACGACGCTCGCGGTGGAACTATCACCATAATGCGTAAAATTAATCAGGTAAAAACAGCAAACTTTGAAAACGCTGTATCAAAAAAGACCCGAGGGCAAGTAACTTTTAAACTTTCAAAGAAAAGAACCCCCAAGACAGTATATGAAACAGTGACCATTCCGATGCCGGTGTATGTTGCTGTAACCTACAAAATATCTATTTGGTCAGAGTTCCAACAGCAAATGAATGAGATGATTCAGCCCTTTATGACCAAGACCGGAGGCATCAACTACTTTCTCATCTCCCACGAGGGTCACAGGTTTGAAGCATTTATTCAGGAAGGTTTTACACAAAATAATAATATAGCCTCTATGGATGAGGACGAGAGAAAATACGAAACAACACTAGAAATAAAAGTCTTGGGACACCTTATTTCTCTTGGGGCAAATGAAACACAGCCCCGTCGAGTATATCGAGAGAACGCAGTTGATCTTAAGATTCCAAGAGAGAGGCAGATATTTGCTGATTCTATTGACGGCGCTGTTCCTCAAGTTGGAAGCATTCCTCTCATTCCAGGGGGATTCCCCGCACCAACTGCTCCAGGTGGAGGAGCAGGCGGGGGAGCTATTGCATCTCAATTGCAAGTTCTTGATGAGGGAACTTCTCTTACAGATCAAGCCAAGAGCATCAACTTCACGGGAGCCGGTGTAACTGCTGTCGGCGTCGGAGATAATATTACAGTTACAATCCCCGGCGGCAGTGGTTCAAGCACAAGTGATATTATCAATGTTGTTAGTCTGATGACGGTCACTCGTGAAGAGCCATCTGGATTAATCAATGGAGTTAACACAGTCTTCACAGTTGTCAACACCATTGTGATCGGCACAGAGAGCGTATTCATTAATGGTATCCTACTTGATGAGGCAGCGATAAATGATTACACCATCGTCGGATCAACTATTACTTTTGTTGATCCACCCGAGGTCGGGGATAAAATTCTCGTCTCTTATCTCAAGACCACTATTTAAAATAAAAGCAACAATAATATGCTTTTATGTAAATAAATAACTATTTATATGAGAATAAAATATATTTCAATATTTTCCAAGGAGAAAAATAAATGTCTGTTAAAAAGTATCGCTTCGTCTCACCTGGAGTCCAAATCAAAGAAATTGATAACTCTCAATTACCAGAGTTGCCAGAAGAGATCGGTCCCGTAGTCATTGGAAGGTCTTTGCGCGGTCCCTCAATGAGACCAGTTCAGGTAAATTCTTTTTCCGATTTCGTTGAAACATTCGGAAATCCGGTCCCAGGAAAGCAAGGTGGAGATGTCTGGCGAGATGGAAACACAGTCGCCCCCACGTATGCAGCGTATGCAGCACAGGCATATTTGGCTAACTCTACTCCTATTAACTTTGTTCGTGTCCTTGGTGTCGAGCACGCCAACGCGGCGACAACAGCACAAAAAGCAGGTTGGAAAACCGGCGCAGGTCCAACAACCGGAAGTGATTCTAACAACGGTGCCTTTGGTCTTTTCATTGCCACCAAGGCGACCCCAGCATCCGCCTGGAGCGCCGCAGACAATACTGGTTCCGCAGGAGACGGCAAAGACGCCGCCCTCGCCGCTGTTTGGTATGTTACTTCTGGATACATTCGCTTGCGAGGCGACACTCTTGACGGCGCAGAAACTTCAGGAAGTGCTATCTTCCTCGAATCAAATGGTTCTAATTTCGAATTCAAAATGGACATTGTAGACGAAGATGATGCTTTGTTGGAGACCGTTGTTTTCAATATGAACCCTGATAGTAAAAAATATATTCGTAACATGTTCAATACTGACCCAACTTTAACAAACGATGACATCACAGATGCTTCTGCGTTAAAGACATACTGGCTTGGTCAAACATACGAAAGATCTCTACAGGAAGAGGTGGGTGTTACACTGTCTGATTCCGCTGGTGGAGCACAGTGTGGTATTCTTCTTTCCCTTCAGGAAACAAATGATAGTATTGACGGATATCTTTATAACATGCAGGTCACGGCACCACAAACCCCCTGGGTTTTTGCCCAACACCTGGGATTACCATCACAATGGGTCGCAGACGCTTCCGGTGACTATCCAGTAGAAAATCTTTTCAAAATTCATTCTCTCTACGGAGCAGAGTGGGATTGTGCAAATATTAAAGTCTCTGTTAAGGACGTCGCCACCTCTAAGAATAATTTTGATAAGTATGGCAGCTTCACTCTTCAAGTTCGAGTTGCCTCTGACTTCGACTCAAACCCACAAGTTCTCGAAACCTATACAAATCTAAGCCTTGACCCTTCATCGCCAGATTATATTGCGATAAGGATTGGAGATATGACTTCAACTTGGAGTGATACAGAAAATCGCTATATCGAGCAGGGCGATTACGGGAACCGATCTCGCTACATTCGTGTCGAAATGGCAGCACCAATCGATGCTGGAACAGCAGACGCTCAATTATTACCATTCGGGTTCTACGGACCTGTTAAATATCGAGACGTAACTGCCGCAAACTCAGGTACTGCGGAGCTTAATGATGCTGTAACAACTGCTACAGGTACTCCATACGCACGAGGTTGGGATGCTAGTGAGTTCATTGGATTCGTCTCTGGCGCAGCAGAAGTTACTGCTTCGGTCGATGGATTCACAAGAACCTTGACATATCCTCGAATGTATTGTCGCGAGGGATCTCTCAATAGCCCAGATGATCTTGGATTATCGAATCCACAGAATGTATATTGGGGTATTAAAACATCTCGGTTTAACTCAACTCGTCGCACTGACCCAGGATACATTGATGTTGCTAGGGCACAAGCAGATGCAGTAAGTAATGTTGATAGAACTTCTGGTTCTGCCGGATATGTTACAGATTACGCTTTCGTATTCTCTCTTGACGACATCGCAGAGAACACTACCAATTCAAGTCAGGCAACTTGGACGCAAGGAAACAGAACTACCTCTCTCTCCTTCACTTCTACAGGATCGCTATCTGGATCTTATGATGAAGTTTTGGATGCCGGATTTAATCGATTCACTATTCCTTTGGTTGGAGGATTCGATGGACTTGACATTGCAGAGAAAGAGCCATTTAGAAATACTTTACTTAGTGTTGGGACACAATATACAAGCTACGCATATGCTTCCGTAAGGCGAGCAATTGATGCCGTAGCCGACCCAGAGGTCATTGAGTGTAACTTGATGACTGCCCCAGGTATTACAGCGGGAACTCTAACAAGACATCTTATTGATGTTTGTGAGGACCGAGCAGATGCTATGGCTGTTATTGACTTGGAAAATGATTACCAGCCCTCTACCGAAGGAACAACTGCTGACGGATTTCCTAAGAATCCAGACCCAAGCGCAGCGATTACTTCCTTGAAGAATCGATCCATTAACTCAAGTTATGGTGCTTGTTACTTCCCTTGGGTCCAGATTAAAGATACGATCGATGGATCACTTCTGTGGGCACCAACATCGGTTGTTGCTCTTGGAACACTTTCCAGTTCTCAGAATAAATCAGAGATTTGGTTTGCTCCTGCTGGATTTAATCGAGGAGGGTTGACTGACGGATCGGCGGGTATTCCTGTCTCCGCAGTTAAATATCGACTTTCCTCAAAGCAGCGAGACGATCTCTATGAAGTAAATATCAATCCTATTGCTGCTTTCCCAAGCGAAGGTATTGTAATCTTCGGACAGAAGACGCTACAAGTAACCCAATCGGCACTTGATAGAATCAACGTTCGACGAATGCTCATCTACGTTAAGAAAGAGATTTCTAGGATTGCAAACAATCTCCTGTTTGACCAGAATGTTAAGACCACATGGTTGAGATTTAGTGGTCCAGCAAACCGATTGTTGGATGATGTCAAATCGAGATTTGGCTTGACAGAATACAAAGTTGTTCTTGACGACACAACAACTACCCCTGACTTGATTGATAGAAATATCATGTATGCGAAAATTTTCTTAAAGCCTGCACGGGCTATTGAATTTATTGCTATTGACTTTAATATCACAAATACAGGTGCAAGTTTTGAGGATTAAAAAAGAAAAATACTATTTATATTGTACGAGATTTTTGGAGGAAAAATAAATGGCGTTCTGGACAGATAAAAAGGGTGGCATCGAACCTAAAAGAACTTTTAGGTGGCTCTTGCAAGTCCCCGGTGGCGATGGAACAAATCTAGATAGCTGGATTGTAACAAAGGTTAACAGACCTACAATTACCTTAAATGAGCAGGAACATGCTTTCCTTAATCATACTTTCTATTACCCCGGACGAGTTACTTACTCGGAGGTATCATTTACACTGGTTGACCCCGTTGATGTCGACGCCGCTTGGAGAATTTTGAAGTTGATTGAGAAATCTGGGTATACCATTCCTACCACAAATGGCGTCGCCAAACGACTCCCCGCCAGTTTATCTACTGTTTCCAAGAAGAAATCTGTTGCGGCATTAGAAAGTTTTACTCTGGTTCAAATTGACGCCGAAGGTAACGAATTGGAAAACTGGAAATTTGTTAATCCTTGGATAAAAGAAATTGCTTTTAGCGAACTTAGCTATGAAGAAGATTCTCTAGCAACCATCGATGTCCAGATGCGGTTCGATAGATGTGTTTATGATCCTGGTGGTAAATCAGATCGTGATACTCTTTTTGATACAAACCTATCAAAATAATATAACGGAGGAAATGTGAGAGATAATAAAAAACGCTTGGGAGCAAAGAATACTGAAGATGATGCTGCCCCCCCTACCCAGATTGCACCTGGACTTAACTTTGTAGTCCCCACCGAATTTGTAGAGCTTCCCTCAAGAGGGAAGCTTTACCCTTCTAATCACCCCCTTCATAATCAAGAAGTTATTGAAATCAAACAGATGACAGCCAAAGAAGAAGATATTCTAACTTCCGAATCATTAATTAAAAATGGTGTTGTGTTACATAGATTTGTTGAATCTGTGATTGTGGATGAGAATGTCGATCCACTTTCTATTTTGTCATGTGATAGGAATGCTATTGTGGTGTGGTCACGAATATATGGATATGGACCCGAATATGATACACAGTTCGAATGTCCCTCGTGTGGAAAGAAAGAGAAAGCTTCTTTTGATTTGAGAGAAATTATAGAGAGTCGAGGATTGCCTGAACTTGATCTCGAAGAAGAGGAACTATCAGAAAATGGAAATCTTATTATAACACTTCCCATTACTAATTGGAAAATAGAATGTAAAATGCTAAATGGATATTCAGAAAAGGAAGCAGCGGCTAAAGAAAAGAGGGGTGGTAAAAATGATGCGGTTGCCTCTTCTCAGATGAAGATGATTATCAAATCTATTGGGGGGCATGAGGATAAGCACATTATTAGTCGAGCTATTGAAGCGATGCCTGCGAAAGATGCTTTGCATCTTCGTCTTAAATATCAGAAATTTTATCCAACATTAGAGTTAAAACACGACTTCACTTGTAACGATTGTGGGTTTTCTCAGGAGGTAGATGTGCCGATCACGTCGGACTTTTTTTGGATTAAGTAGCAAGTATATAGAAAAAGAAATTTATGAAACTTTCTTTTATATGAAGATGTTCGGCGGCTGGAGTTTTATAGAATTTTATAACTTACCTCTTGGTCTTCGTCGCTGGTTTGTTGAGAAGTTATCAAAGCATCTTGAAGAGGAAGCAAAACAGATGAAAAAAGCAAGAGGATAAACCATTGTTTATCAGAAAAGCTGGATAATAAACTATCGTTTATTGTCTGGCTTTTTTATTTTGTAGCACAATACTATTTACTAAGAGCAAATATTTGAGGACTTTTCTATGGAACAGAATAAAGATTTGGTGCCTATTATAATCGACTTGGGAGTTCATCGTCGGAATGAGCTTAATGAATCTTGGCTTGCTATGTTTGGGGGGGCAATCGAGATGCTCTTGGGTCACATGTTTGGGGGAGGTAGTGCCCCTGTTAAGGTAAGGGGTACTCGACGAGAAGTAGATTCCTTTGCAAAAGCATTGGGAGGCGAAAAGAAATATATTGATGCTGCCGTTAAATATGGATTGAACGACCCGAGGACATATAAAAATAAATATAAGCTCGAAAAAGCAATCACAAACTTTGAGAGAACCACAGGTATTAAATGGGCGTTTAAAAAGCCCTAAAAGAGGAATGAGAAGTGCCAATCCTAACCGAAGAGGAAAAGTTAGACAGATCCATTGCAAAGTTGCAAAGGGCGAAAGCTGAACTCGAAGCAGAGATCACCGCTCTCGAAAGCAGGGCAGATTATCAGAGCGATTATAATAAGCTCATTAAGGAGGAAATTGAACTTAAGGGGAAGAGCCTTAGCGCAAGAGAAAGTGAATTAGAAGCCCAAAAGGATCTGATGGATGAGATCGACAGAGCCACTCACCCCGCAAAGTGGAACGCCGCCGCAAGCGCCGCTGCCGATCTAAAAAAAGAAATCAAAAATATAAAGGATGAAGTAGAAG